ATGTACCCGTGGAAGGTCTGGCAGTTCCAGAGCAGCGAGTACAACGATGGCTCCCAGCCGATCACGTTCTTCCAACCCAACAGCAACGCACAGGAGTTGATGAGCGTGTTCGAGAAGTTCGCCGCACGCGCGGACGAGGACACCATGATCCCCCGCTACATGACAGGCGAACACGTGGCAGGCGCCGGGCGCACGTCGTCGGGCTTGTCCATGCTGATTTCCAACGCCGGCAAAGGGATCAAACAGGTCATTTCCAACATCGACCAGAACATTCTGATACCGATCGTCGAGCGTCTGTACCAAGACAATCTGCGCTACAGCCAAGACCCGGACTTGGTGGGCGACGTGAACATCATGGCCAAGGGCGCGCAGTCGCTGGTGGTCAAAGAAGCTGAGGCGGTACGCCGCAACGAATTCTTGCAGCTGGTTCTTAACAGCCCAGTGGCTCAGCAGATCGTCGGCATGAACGGCACGGCAGAACTCCTGCGCGACGCCGCGCGCAACCTCTCAGGCAACGTCGATCGCATAGTCCCGGATGGCCCTCAGATGTCCATCATCCAGCAACAGCAGGGGCTTATTCAGCAGCTGCAGGAACAGATCGCAGTGATGATGCAGGCAGGCGAGATGGCCACACAGGCGATAGGCGCGCCGGGCGCAGGCCCCACACAGGGCGCTAAGCCCAAGAATATGTTGCCCGATGGCTCTCAGGTAGGCGGTAGAGAGTCCAATTTTGTCTCACCTAGACCCAACGGAGTATGACGATGAAAGGTATCTCTGGAGCCCCCACGTGCGGCGCGCTGATTTTGGAGCTCTTCCACTCAAGCACCAACGCCCATATCCAGCATCTGCGCACGCGCAGCTATGCCGCGCACAAAGCATTGGGCGAGTATTACGAGAGCGTGTTGGATAAAGCAGACTCGCTGGCAGAAGCCTATCAAGGTCGGTATGGCCTGATTGAGTTCCCCAACCTGCCGTTCAAGATGGAGTCTGATTCGGTCATGATGCTGAAAGGATTGCGTCGTTATATCGACGATAACCGCATGGCTATGGTTCAGGATTCCGAGCTGCAGAACTTGTTGGATGAGGTTATAGCGCTGATCGACTCCACCCTCTACAAGCTGGAATTTTTGTCGTAGTCTGTTGACAACTTACCGACAGAGTGATAAATAGCCATTTATGAATCTTTTCTTAGGTGGAGGTTCCGACCGTAAGGCGATCGCGGCACTAGCAAGATGCCGCCAAACCGAGAACGAGGGACTTCTATTGCTCTTTAAACAATTATTGGAAGAAACAAAATCTTCGCTGATCGAGGCTGAGGGCGATCGCATTCGCCAATTGCAAGGTCGAGCGAAGGTTCTACAAGATTTTTTGGAGGCGGTCGAACAGGCCCCTTCAGTCTTGGAGCGGTTTAGATGAGAAATTGTGCTAATTGCGGAGAACATAGGTCAAACGACCAGTTCGTCAAAAAGACTGTGGCTAATCCGGATGTATGCAAGATTTGCCGCGCTCGTATATCCCGTAAGAAGTACAACTCAGCAAACCCCGGTAAACGCTATCCTTCGTATATACGTAGTGTCACTTCTTGGAAGGCACGAAATCCTGAGAAAGTGAAACAGTATAGAGAAATTTCTTATGCTAGAAATTCTAAAGCATGGAAAATTTCCGCGAGAAAAAGAGAGTTCGCTAAAAATCAGCGCACACCTCTTTGGGATAGGGAGCTTACCGATTTTGTGTTCGAGCAAGCGATAAGTTTGCGCGATAAACGCAAAATGATGTTGGGAGGTATATGGGAGATAGACCATATAATCCCACTCCAAGGCAAACTAGTTAGCGGATTGCATGTATGGAATAATCTTCGTGTTATTCCGCAAACTGAGAATCGTAGTAAGTATAATAACTACGATATTTTTTAAACAAGCAAACCATTATGTTGAACGGCACACCGTGGTAGGAGCCTGAAAACAGAGTTTGGAGCTTAGGAGGATTTTATGGCTTTGCCAAAGCAGGTTGAACTACAACTGAAGGAAATCGAAGCACTTGAGAAGCAGCTGACGGGCGATCCAGAGCCACCCACAGACCCGGCACCGGACCCAGAACCGCCAGCAGAGCCGCAAGACCCGAATCCGCAGGACCCGCCTGAACCAAAGCCTTCTGAGAGTAAGACGCCGGATGTATCGGAAGAGACGTGGCAGCACAAATACAAGACCCTACAGGGTATGTACGATGCTGAGGTGCCGAGGCTACATGCGCAAGTCAAGGAGTTGCAGAATTTTGTTGCTCAGTTGAAGCAGCAACTAGAGGCAAAGCCTGACCCGGCACCAACACAGTCTACTACGACGCCGCAGAAGACTCTCGTAACGGATGATGAAGTTGAAGCATTCGGCAAGGACTTAATTGAAGTCCAACGCAAAGTTGCACGCGAAGTCGCCATGGAATTCAGAGCAGAGTTGGACGCTCTGAAGGCTGAGAACAAAGAGTTGAAGACACAAATTCAACAAACTGGAACTCAGGTTGGCGAAGTGACCTTTGAGCAGCGCCTGTTCCAAGCAGTTCCGGACTGGCACTCTCTTAATGCTGATCCCAAGTGGATCGCGTGGCTGGATGAGTTTGATCCCATGCTACGTGCACCTCGCAGGGCTGCAGCACAAGGCGCGTACAACGCTGGTGACGCTGATGGAGTTGCGTACTACGTCAAGATGTTTAAAGACGCGAACGCTGCCCCTGTAGCAGACCCAAAGCAAGCCGAGCTTGAACGACAAGTCCAGCCGACTCGTAGCGCTACGTCACAGACGCCTGTGAGCCAGAAGGGCAAAACTTACTCTACACGCGATGTAGAGAAGATGTTCCTGAAGATCAAGGACTTGAACATTGCGCACAAATACGACGAGGCTAAAAAACTTGAAGCCGAAATCGATGCTGCGTATATGGAAGGGCGGGTCACCGCTTAAATCTGCATACAGCAGCTGAGGTTAAACCAACTTTGTTCTTAACTTTAGGAGGCCACCATGGCTGCTGTATTCCCGGCAAATGCGCCGTTTAACACCAATCCGTCGTACTCCGGCGGTTTTATCCCAACCCTCTGGTCTGGCAAACTCAATGCCAAGTTCTACCAGAACACGATGCTGGCAGAAATTGCCAACACCACGTGGGAAGGCGAGCTGAAGAACCAAGGCGATACCGTGCGTATTCGTCTGGCTCCGACGATCAGCATCTCCGACTATGAAGTTGGCAACAACCTGTCCTATGAAGTCCCGACCCCGATCTACACCGACCTGCAGGTCAACAAGGGTAAGTACTTCGGCGTGCAGGTGAGCGACGTTCTGGGCTATCAGTCCGACATCGACCTGATGAACATGTTCACTGATGACGCAGCCAAACAGCTGAAGATTCAGATCGAGAACGAAGTGTTCTTCAACTCGTTTGTGACCGAAGGTCCTGCTGCTGCTAACGAAGGTGCTTCCGCCGGCGCAATCTCCGCTGCTTACAATCTGGGTACTGATACTACTCCGATCGATCAGTCGAGCGCTGCGAACGTGCTGAACGCCATCCTGCGTATGTCGTCGGTTCTGGATGAGCAGAACGTCCCCGAGACTGGCCGCTGGCTCGTCATTTCTCCTTACGACCGTCATCTGCTGATGCAGTCGAACATCGCTCAGGCGTACTTCACTGGCGACCCGCAATCGACCATCCGTTCGGGCAAGATCGGTATGTTGGACCGCTTTACGGTCTACGTGTCGAACCTGCTGCCGCGTGGCGCTGCTGGTAAAGAGCTGGTGTCTGGTCTGTCGGCTACTTCGTCTGGCGCAGCACTGGCCAACGCTAAGGCACGCCGTACGATGATCGCTGGTACCAAAGACGCAGTTGCGTTCGCAATGACTGTGAACAAGACTGAGCCTCTGCGTAACCAGACTGACTTCGGCGATATCGTCCGTGGTCTGGCTGTGTATGGCCGCAAGGTCGTTAAGCCAGAAGCACTGGTCGTTGCTCAAGTCGGCTCGGCATCGTAATTCAAGGGGCTTCGGCCCCTTGTTTTAAATCTTTTTAGGAGAAAATCATGGCAGGTTCACAATTCCCCGTCATTGTTGGCGGCGTTCAGACCGGCATCACCGCTGGTGCTACTCAAACCCAAGCTGGTGCAGCTGCCGTCACTGGCGCTGTTGCTACCGTTACCACTGTTGCTGCTGATGGCGATGGCGTCATTCTGCCTTCCAACATGTCGGCTCAGTCGCGCGTGGTGATCGCAAATCTTGATTCCGCTCAGGATATCAAGGTGTACCCCCCTGTCGGCGGCACCATCAATGGTGCTGCTGCGAATGCTGCCCTGACCGTTGGTCAGCAGCAAGTTGTAGAGTGCATCCAGATCGGTACCGATGGTCTGACTTGGGTAGCTCTGCTTGGCGCGGTGGCAACTCCCGCCTAACCCACTGACTCGGGGCTTCGGCCCCGAGTTCTAATTTAGGAGACTACATGGACGTTTACGAACTTGTTGAAAAGCTTGGTGGTGAGATTGTGCGCGGCAAAGCGCGTATCCGCCAAGGTAACGACTATATCGTGCTGGGCTTTCTGAACGGCGACAATATGGTTTTTACTGAAGAAGGTCGCCAGATGGCCGCAGAACAAGGCGGCGAAACAAAGGCCAAACGTGGTAGACCCGCCAAAGCCGCCGTTGTAGAATCTGAGCAGCAAGTTGTTGATCCTGTGTTGGCCGAAATAGAAGCTGCAGTGGCCGCAGAACAGGCAGCAGAAGAAGTCCCGTTTCCCACCGCTGAGTCTGCTTTCGAGCAGGGTCTGACCTAATGAGAAAACCATGTCCACAGTAAAAGTTGTTGATCTCATAAAACGAGCGCACACGATTCTGCTGGACGCATCTGCAGTACGCTGGACTGCGCTTGAGCTTCAGGATTGGCTAAACGATGGATATAAGGAAATTGTCGCTCTCCATCCTGACTCAAACGCGCAGACAGCCACATTCACTTGCGCTGCTGGGTACCGCCAAGACATTTCGGCCACTTATCCAGAGGCGTATCGAGTTCTTGAGATAATTTCCAACAAAGCTGCTTTGTCGAACAAGCGCCCTGTGCAGCTTGTATCTCGCAAGAGTATGGACACTGTGCGCCCCGGCTGGTACAACGATTCTCAGTCGATCAGCATTGAGAAGTATATGTACGACAAGCGGGTGCCCAAAGAGTTTCTGGTGTATCCACCTGCTACTTCCACGGCTCAGTTGGAAATTATCTACGCCACCGTGCCGGCACCACACACTTTAACTGAAGTCCAACTGATGAACCCGGCGACTTTAGAAGTTATCAGACTAGACGTTATTTACGCTAATCCGTTGCTTGACTACATGCTCTATCGGGCGTTCAGTAAGGATTCGGATCAGGCGAACAACGCAGCTCGCGCGACCGCGCATTACCAAGCAATGGTCACATCACTGAACTTCAAGGTTCAGAGCGATGAGGCTGTGTCACCGGGGACCGCATAATGGCAACCGTTCAATGGGACAAGGCCCTAGACCTTATTACTCCGGATATCCCTACGTGTCCGGAAGCTGTTATCAAGAAATACTTCCCCATAGTTGCGTCTGACTTCTTCGCGCGCACGCACTTGTGGCGCGTGTCTATGGATGGGCAGAACACCGTCATCGATCAAGCTGAGTACGACGTATCCAGTGACGCAATCGATACCGTGATCGAGTCTGTTCTATGGCTGAAAGTGGACAACAAGAATATGACCCACACGGACTCTCGTCTGGTGAACCATGAGTTTTTGAATAAGAAGGGGCAACCCACTCACTTCTGGGTTGTAAACGATACTGCGCTACGGCTCTTCTTAATACCAGATCAGGTATGGGCGATCACCGGCGAAGTGGCAGTAAAGCCTTCTCGCACCGCTAGAGGTATGCCGGACTGGGTGTACCAAACTTGGATCGACCCAATTGTCTGCGGCGTGCTGTACCGCCTCTGCAAGATGAAAGACAAAGATTGGACCGACCCAGAGTTCGCCGCCATGAACAAGAACATCTACGAACAAGCTGTTACGAATGCTCGTATTCGTGACTTGAGAAACGTGCACTTACAAGTGCGCATGAGAAGTTTCTAAGGAGTGGGCTATGTCAGCCGGATACCTTGATTTATACATCGAGCAAGGGGCTACGTATAACCAGCCTATTGTTTGGAAAGACAGCAGCGGCGTAGCTGTGAACTTGACCGGATATACCGCTCGTATGCAGGTAAGAAAAACTATTTCGGCTTCGACGGTGATAATTGCGCTTACAACTGAGAATGGTCGTATTACTTTAGGTGGGGCGAATGGCACCGTCACATTGAACATTACAGCCACAGACACCGCTGCGCTCGAACAATTTGCTGGTGTTTATGATCTTGAGTTACAAGCTTCGAATGGATTTGTCACCCGACTTCTCGAAGGACAAGTCACCGTAAGCAAAGAAGTCACGCGAGAGGTGGTGTGATGAGTCAAGTACAAGTAATCGTATCGACTGAGTCGAACATTGTTGAGGTAGTTCAGACCGGACCGTTGGGCCCCCAAGGCCCAACTGGTCCTACTGGTGCGCTTGGCCCAACCGGCCCCACTGGCGCGCAGGGCATTGCCGGTCCTACTGGTCCTACTGGTCCTACTGGTCCTACTGGTGCGCTTGGTCCAACTGGCCCTACTGGTGAACAAGGTATTGTTGGTCCTACAGGCCCCACAGGTTCCACAGGCGCAGTAGGTCCTACGGGCCCTACTGGTGAACAAGGTATCGTTGGCCCTACTGGTGCGCAAGGTGTCGCAGGCCCTACAGGCCCCACTGGTGAACAAGGTATTGTTGGCCCCACTGGTGCGCAGGGCGTAGCTGGTCCAACTGGCTCTACAGGCCCCACTGGTCCTATCGGCGCCGGGTTAAATATCAAAGGCACCGTCGCTACCGTAGGAAATTTACCGCCCACTGGCAACACTGTTGGTGATGGCTATATCGTTCTAGCCGATAACCACTTATATGTGTGGGGCGGCTCGTCATGGATTGATGCTGGGCTAATCACGGGCCCCACAGGTCCTACAGGCACCACTGGTGCTGCTGGCCCGACCGGCCCTACGGGCGATGTTGGATTGACTGGCCCTACAGGCCCCACAGGCTCGACTGGCGCGGTAGGTCCAACTGGCCCGACAGGTGATACTGGTGCAACAGGTGCAGTCGGCCCTACAGGCCCCACAGGTGCTACTGGTGATGTAGGCGCTGCGGGCCCAACTGGTCCTACCGGCGCAGCGTCAACTGTCGCGGGCCCAACGGGTCCAACAGGAGCACAAGGTGCTACAGGTCCCACTGGTAGCGGTGGAATTGATATTGGCGATGCGATCGCTATGGCGTTAGTTTTTGGTGGGAGTTAATCATGGCACTCAAAGGTAATCCGTTAGCACTTACTACTTCTGAGCAGGATGTCTATGTATGTCCTGTGACTCAAGAGGCGAGTGTTCATGCACTGGTGTTTACAAATATTTCTGGGTCGTCTGCTTCTCTTACTTTGAAGCGGTACATACAAGCTACAGCCGCTACTGTTACGCTGTTAGATACCAAGGCTATTGATGCTGATGCTACGTTCTCTTGGCCTAAGCCGATGAATCTAGCTGTTGGCGACAAGATTATTGCAGTAGCTAGTGCGAACTCAGCGTTGGTTGTTGACTATGGTGTTTATGAGAAAACCACTACGCCCGCCGCTGTAGGCTTCACACCTCGCGGTGCTTGGTCGTCTGGGGCTTCATATGTAGCTAACGACCACTAATACTGCGCAGACAATCACTGCGAAAAAGACGTTCGACGGCTCTGGTGCTTTGTCGGCCAAGTTTGACAACACGCTTGAGAACAACACGATCTCGGCAACAGCTGCAACCGGTACGATTAACTACGACATCCTGACGCAATCGTTGCTGTACTACACGACTAACGCCAGCGGCAACTTCACGATTAACCTGCGCGGCGACGGCAGCAACACGTTGAACAGCTTGATGGCGACCGGCGAAACAATCACTGTTTCGTTCTGGAATACCAACGGCTCCACGGCTTACTACAACAGCGCAGTGCAGGTCGACGGCAGTGCTGTTACGCCGAAGTGGCTGGGCGGCACGGCTCCGAGTGCAGGCAATGCCTCGAGCGTCGATGTCTACACCTACGCAATCACCAAGACCGCGAACGCGACGTTCACTGTCCTGGCATCGCAAACTAAATTCGCGTGAGGTTAGCCAATGCCTAGACTTGGAATGATGGGGGCGGCCAGCGCGAGAGCGTTTGGTTTCCTGCGCTCTGCTATAGCTTCTGCGATTGATGAATACTTTAATCGCGTAACTTTGCTTTTGCCCGGCAATGGCACGAACGGAGCGCAGAACAATACGTTCCTAGACTCGTCCAGCAACAACTTCACCATCACCCGCAACGGGAATACGACGCAGGGTACGCTCTCTCCGTTTAGTCAGACGGGGTGGAGTAATTTTTGCGGTACGGCAGGAACGGATTATATTAACGGCGGTTCTCAAACCGCATATACGTTTGGTACTGGAAAGTACACAATTGAATTCTTTGTGTATCCAACAACAGCGGGTTCAACTGATACTGTATTTGCATCAATTGAGAGTCTTAATACTGGATGGTATATCAGTAGAAATCTAAATGCAGGTGTCGCATTAAATGCTCGGGCTGTTGGGGCTGTAGTTTCGACCAATTCATACCAAATACCTTTACACCAGTGGACTCACGTTGTAATAACGAGAAATTCTACCGCAACAAATGATACTCGCATTTTTATTAACGGCGTTTTGGCGGTAGCTGGAACGGATGCAAATAACTGGTCTGGCACAGGTTCTCTGTTGTTAATGAATGCAGGGGCAACAGGGTATAACGCCGCTGGTTATATCTCGAACGTAAGGCTTATTAAAGGTAGCATACCTACGTCTTATCAAACGACCAGCACGACCGCAGGAACAACTGTCTTTACCTCCCCATCGGCTGCGCTGACCACAACATCGCAAGGCGCAACTTCGACCGATGTTTCATTGTTGACATGCCAAAGCAATCGATTTGTTGATAACAGTGGAACGCCAAAGACCATCACGCTCAACGGCGCTCCTTCCGTCCAAGCCTTCAGCCCCTTTGCTCCGACTGCTGCATACAGCGCGTCTACGAATGGCGGGAGTGGGTATTTGGATGGGACGGGAGATTATCTATCGCTTCCTACGGGGCAAACCCCTCTTTTACTTGGTAACAGCGACTTTACTTTTGAGGCATGGGTATATAAGCAAACAACTGGCGCACGTTTAATAAAGGGAAGTGGTGGATATAACGCTGCAAACTCTACAATTACTATTCCTACAGCGCCGCCTACAGCCATAACCAACACTTCACTGCTATGCAACTTCACCAACGCTGGCATCACTGACGCTACTGCCAAGAACGTGCTGGAGACTGTCGGCAACGCGCAGATCAGCACGACGCAGAGTAAGTTTGGTGGTAGCTCAATTGCGTTTGATGGCACTGGTGATGGGCTTCAAATTCCTGACACCGAAATGCTGGAATTTGGTAGCGGAAACTTTACGGTTGAAGGTTGGGTTAGGTTTGCCGTGCTTCCTGCAACTAGTGGCTTTGCTGCAATAGTTGGCAAGTGGGACGCATCAACCCAGAAGTCTTGGTACATGTATGTTTACAACAATGCTGGCACGTACCAACTCTATTTCAGCTATACGACCAACGGTTCAACAAGCATAAACCCTGTTGCAACTATCAGCGTTACTACTAACACGTGGTATCACATTGCTGCGTGTAGAGATGGCGCAAACCTGAGATTGTTCGTAGACGGGACGCAGGTTGGCACAACGTACAACATGGCAACTGACATTATTCATGGTGGAACTTATCCTGTTCAAGTAGGCCGCGTTGCCGGGACGCACGATTTGAACGGCTTCATAGACGATCTCCGCATCACTAAAGGTTACGCCAGGTATACCGCGAACTTCACTGCGCCAACTCAGGCATT